AACCATCCGCTCTAGCTGATCCCACATCGTCGCCCGGTTGTAGCGCCGTTTCAGTAGCTCCAGCATCGCCATGCAATACACCAGCAAGTCCAGCGGTTCATTTCGCGCCCCAGGAGGCTTTACCCATTCCAGTACCTGAAACCCTTTCACATACCTTGGCTGCAAACGTTCGCACGTCAAACCCTGCAAATACTCCTCTGTAGTGGCGTCGTCAAAATGCACATATCCAGGGCCCGCCTCCTCTACCTTTAGCCGTGAGTAGATGGTGCGCTTCAACCCTGATACGCCAACCATATACAACGTCACGCCACCCTTCACTATCTTGCCCTTGTAATTCACATCTACCTTGCTTCCCTTGCCCAGCACCGGCGCACCCTTCTGGCTGCTGCCCTTGATCGCTACAACATTTTCGCGTGCATTCAATCGACAATACTCATACGCCTCGCCCGTATAATGCCCGCCCGTGTCAACCGCACAGTACCAAACTCTCATTGTCCCGTAACTCTCATGCGGCCAGTCAATCTGACGGATTGTTGTTACCTGCTCCCATACTTCATCCTGCCCTGGATCACCTTCAATCTTTTGATGCCATATCCTCCATTTCTCTTCACCCTTTCCAACCCCCCATAAACTCACTTCTAGCCACGTATCCTGCACGTCCACTGCCATCAACAGCACCAGCACCCCAGCAGGGCACTTGCCATGCTTATGACACTCTTCACCAATACGCGCCAACAATCCATCCGCCGTAACCTTCGCTAACGCCTCATCCTCCCAAGCCTTGGCCTCTTTCTTGTTTACCCATCCCTTCAACAACAACGGGTCAGCCTTTGCCCTCAAAAACTCATCCCTGATCTGCTCCCAACTCGTCCACCCCAGCGGCGCATACCACGCCGGCAAGTGAAATCCTGCCGTCATTCCATCACCCTTTACACTCGGTCGCCATTCCGCACGACTCAACATCTCACCCTTGTGGTATTGCTGCACCCGCTCTCCACAATTTGGGCACTGACAAAACACCTCTCCATCAGGCCGGTCCCATACCATGTGCTCTCGCCACTTCAACACCACCATCGAGCCGCAGCACGGCATATATGCGTAATACTGCCGCTGATCACTGCGCGTCTCATACTCAGCCGTAATCCGGCACGCGCCCCTTGTTCCAGGTGTGCTGGTGATCAGCACCTTGCCCATCGGAAACGTGCTGGTCCTAGCTTCCGCATTCTCTAGCGGGTCGCCCTTGTCATCCGCTTCGATCGGATAGCTGCTTACCTCGTCAGCAGCTAGGTACGCTGCCGGCATGCTCTGCAATCCCGTTGCAGAGTTTGCGCCGGCAAGTACAAACATGCCGCCTTCAAACTCCTTCAGAAACATCGTATTGGCGGCATCTCTGGTACGCGTAGGCGCCATACGCTCAGTCAGGCATGGCGTTTCAATCAATAATGGTTCTAGCCGTTGGCGGTTTAATCGTTTTGCCATGTCCAACGTGGGCTGAACAAGCAACGTTGGCGCTGGCCATAAATCAATGATGGCTCCTAACCAGTTAAGGATTACTTCGGTCTTGCCCATCTGGGACCCAAACATCAACACAACACGCCGTGTTGGGTTGCTAGGGCTGAGGCAGTCCATCGGCTCGCGCAGATATGGCGTTCGCGCTGTTCGCCATGGCCCCTTTTCTGCTGAGCCTTTGCCCGAGAGAATGCGATTCTGATCTGCCCATTCGCTCACTGTCCGAGCGGATGGCGGCATCAACCCTCTGCTTGATGCTTGCTTGACAATCGACGCTGCATCAGCCATTAGCAAGCATCCTCAACGCAGTGCGGATCTCATTATCCAGCAATTGATGCACTTGATGAATATCTGTTAGTGCTGCCAGTTGGCTAGAAACTCGATCAGGAATACTCATCATGTTATCCCGTACAGTTCGCATCAATGTCGTTACCTCTTTCTTGACATCAGCTGCAACCACTAGCTCACCCTTCTCTTGTAGTAATCGCAACCGCTCACGTTCTGCTCGATACACTTCCCTGGCACGCTGAGCCTCAGCGAACGTTGGTCCGCCCTTTAACGCTTCACCAACTACCTGACCCTTCTTAGGCTTAGCATCAACTACAAGCGGTTTATCTGAGCTGATCGGCTTTGTTAATTCTTTAGTTTTAGGCTTTCGCTGCTGCGCTTGATTGATATTCTCAGACAGTTGCTTATCAGCTAAAGCTGCGTCAATTTCATAGAAACGACCAACACGCACTGCACTAATCTTTCCTTCGCTTATCCAGTTGGATACAGTCATCTTTGATACGCCGCAATGCTGCGCGTACTCTTGGGCGTTCATTAGTTGGAGCGCTTAAAAAACAGATTCATGTGGGCCTTTCAATCACCCAGCCAGCAAAGTCGCCAAACTTGAACCAAAGATAGGCCGGCCCACCTAGTTGATCTTCAAGGATCGGACGCTGCACACCAGAAAGGCTCAGCTCCTTCTCTACGATCTCGTCAGGCGCCACACCTGCAGCCCGTTTGCCAGCGAGCGTCAGGCGGTAGAACACCGTGCTAAGGTAGCCGCCAACAGGTTCTAGCTTGTCGAACACGACGATCGCACCACCAGGTCGTACGGCGAGCCGTAGATGATTCATTAGCTGAATCCGTTTTCGCGGCTCAATAAACATCAAAGTCAAAAAAGCTACGGCAAGGTCAAAGCCCTCGTAGTCGACTTCCTCAGCCTTTGCGCAGACGATCTCGCCCGGCGCCTCGTAGCGCTTCACCATCTCCGCCGATGGTTCGATGCCGATCAGGCGAGCGCTACGGTCTGCAAGTACCGGCGCCAGCGCTCGGCCGATGTTGCCGGTCGCCGCGCCGAGGTCGTAGACCAACCCGCCTTCAGGGATGTAGTGACGGGCAATATGCGTCACTGCGTTCGTCGCTAGGTCATACCAGGGCAGCTGCTCTCGAACGTGACGATCAAAGCCGGCTGCTACGCCAGGTGTCTCAAAGGTCCAATTGCTAGGGATGTCCATCAGTCTTTAGGGAGGTAGCCAAACGCCTTGCGAAGTTCGGTGTTGTAGAAAACAATAGGGTTGGCCACTTGGCCGGCCACGGTCTCAGAGAGGCCACTGCCGCCTTGGAACGTGTCCTTCTGGCGGTTGATCACCCACGAAGGAAGTATTGACCGGGCAGCTGCCTTGAGCAGTCTCTTGCCTAACGGTGAATCAGCTTTTGACAGCTGGATCGCCGCCTCGACAAGTGGCTGCTCCATAAAGGGCAGGCGGCACTCAACACCAGCCGCCATGAAAGCTTTGTTGCATCTCACGAAGTTGCCCCGCGCCATCTTGCTCAGCTGAGCACGGCGCAGCGTAACGATCTCTGTGTCGTTTACCTTTGACGCCTTGATGCAGAAGTTTCCATAACCGCCGAACAGCTCATCGGCGGCCTCTCCGGATAGGCAGGCGCGGAACCCATCGGCATAAATGCGCCGGGCCAGGGGGATACACAACACAGCAATCTCAATCTGCGCTTTGCTGGAAATCTCGATTGAGTAGAGCGCATCCTTAATTGCGTCACGGGAGAACGCTACATCGACCTCAACGAGCTTTACTCCTAGGTCAGAGCAAATGCGCCGAGCTGATTGCAGATCGGCAGAGCGCTTGGAATGAACAGCGGTGTAGGCCGTGACATCAGGGCTCATCTCCTTGGCCAGGGCCAGGACGGTGCTGCTGTCCAGGCCACCTGAGATCAGGCAGCAGACCGGAGCATCAGCTGTAAGCCGCTTCCGAACGCCAGCCCGCAGATGATCTAGCAGTGAGGGCGCATCCATGGGGGATGACTTCGGCAGGCGATACCAGCAGCGCCATTCGCCAGTGACCAGATTAAACGCATGACCCGGTGGCACCGCGATGGGTTTCACGCCAGACGGAAAGGCCTTGCGCTCAGACGCCCACAAGTAGCCTTTCTTCGTCTTGGCTAGGTAAACAGGGATCTTACCGAACGCATCACGCACTAGCCAGTGATTGTTTATCGCGTCGCTCCAGGCAAAGGTAAACATCCCATCGAGATGTGGGAGACAGTCTAGGCCGTAGCGCTCTAGCATTGCCGCCAACACCTCGGTGTCGCCGTTCGTCGCGAAGTCGACGCCAACAGCCTTTAGCTCATCGCGCAGCGCACCGTGGTTCCAGATCTCACCGTTAAAGGTGAGGGTATTGGATGCGCGGATGAACGGCTGGCTTGATGCCGCCGACAGATCCACCAGCGCCAAGCGAACATGGCCGTGCACTGCTGCGTCATGCTCCTTGATGCCTTGCCCATCCGGGCCTCGATGCTGAATCCGCTCAAGCATTGCAGCAACGACGCGAGAGCTTTCATTTATAGCGCCAGCTAAGCCGCACATCGCAGGATCCTCTCCTCAATAGCTTTTGCAATGTGCGACATCATCACAGGAGGAACGGCACGCCCGAGGCGTTCCCAACGCTGCGAAAAGTCGCCGGTCAACTCAAAGTCATCAGGGAAGCCCCCCACGCGGCGCAGCTCTTGAAGAGTTAACGACCGTGGCTCGGCCCAGTGGTAGAGCTGCTGCGTGCCTTGAGTGATCGTGTTTGCTTGACGGTGCGGCGATTGCTTAATGTGCGTCAAAAAGCTGTTCTTCCCGGTCAGCTTCATACAGGCAACAGAGAGCGACGCCCCCGGCTTCGTCGCAAGCCAGTACCGATGGGTATCGGTCCCAGGGTTTAGCCGCTTCGCTTCGCCGCCGTTCAAAAGACCCTCGACCGCCTCGCCAACCGTGTAGCGGTACAACAACGGCGCAGGATGCACAGGATAAATTCCCAGATCATCCCGCACACCAACAAAAATCGTCCGCTGGCGCATCTGCGGGACACCAAGCCACTGCGCATCGAGCACCCGGCAGCTCACGCGGTAGCCCGGCTGTCGGAGCGCTGCGAGGATTCGCTTGAAGTAGCCCTTCGCCGTGCCCTTCACTAGGCCGCTCACATTCTCAGCGACAAAAACCTTCGGGCGGATCCCATCGAGTAGTCGCACGTACTCGAAGAACAGGTCATCAACACGCTGCGCCTTGTTACTATAGGCCTTGACCTTGCCCCACCCGGCCTCGCGTTTGCCAGCAGTCGAAAACGCCGAGCAGGGAGGGGAACCGTCGAACAAGTCGAGATCGCCACGGTCAACGCCCGCCTTCTCCAGAACGTCCTCTGGCTTGACCTGCCGGATGTCCCGGGTATCGAGGTAGCTGTTCGGATGATTCGCCTTGTAGGTCCGCTGCGCTTCCTCGATGAACTCGTTGGCATACACCACCCGGTAACCGGCCATCCGGTAGCCCAGGCATGAGCCGCCGCAGCCGCTGAAGGTCGATGCGACGCGATAGCCGTTCCATGGGAGCGCCTCAATCTCGCGCATCGATGGGACGCGGTAGGGAGGCTTCGTAGTCACGATGTCTTGCCGCTCCACTCGTAACCACACGATGGGCAACGGTGGTCAGTCTCGATATTGTCGTCAACTTCAGGAAACTCTTCGGGCGGCAACTTCTCTGCAGATTCACCGCCATCAGAATCTTCATCGTCGTCATCTTCGCTGCCGTTATCATCCGCAGTCGAAGACGGCAGCCCTTCACCAGACATCAACGAACTCAGCTCTAGGTCGTTGAACCCCACCAGCGACAGATCAAACCCCAGCCCGTCTAGGTCGCTCAGCTCAGCCCGCAGCAGCTCTTCATCCCACCCGGCATTAAGCGCTAGCTTGTTGTCCGCAATAACATACGCTCGCCGCTGCTCAGCCGTTAGGTGCCCTAGCACGATCACCGGCACTTCCTTCAGCCCCAGCTCCCGCGCAGCCAGCAGGCGCCCATGGCCCGCGATGATCTCGCCATCATCGGCAACCAAGATCGGATTGGTAAAACCGAACTCCTGAATCGACGCCACGATCTGCGCTACCTGCTCAGCGCTGTGAGTCCTGGCGTTCCTGTCGTAGGCGCGGAGCTTGCTAATCGGCCAGCACGTGGCCCCCTGTGGCAGGGTAACCTCCATTAGTAAAGCCCTAGCTTTACTCAGGCTAGCGACGGGTTTACATGCCCGCCAACACTAGCGTCAATTCTCAATAAGGTGATTTTTAGTAAGGGCCGATTTTGAGAATCACGCTAAAAAACAAACGCGAGTCGGAACTAA